CGAACAGGGCGTCGCGACCGTCGCCCGCCTCCTGGGGATCCCCGCCCCGCTCCTGCTGGTCTCCATCGGGGGCTCTTCGATCACCTATGCGAACGTGTCCCAGCTCCTGACGGAGGCCTACCGGACGACGATCGTCCCGCTCTACCTGGCCCCGATCGAAGCTGCCTTGTCCGACCTGGTCCCCCGGACCAGCTCCGTCCGCTTCGACCTGGGCGAGCTGGGCCGCCTGGACGTCGCGGGACGCTTCGCGATCTACCAGGCCGCCGTCGCCCTGGGCGTCCTGGACGCGGAGGCGGTCGCCCGCCTGGAAGGGGTCCAGCCCGCCGACGCGGTCCCGACGCCCTACGCACCGACCCCGACTCCCCAGACCCCGCCCGTAGCACCGGAGGTGCCCGCCCCATGACCGACCAGCTGGAGCTCTTCCGCCCGTCCCTGGACGGGGTCCTGGAGCTCCGGGACGACCAGGCCGACGCCCGGACCATCCGCCTCCGGATCGTCCCCTGGGGCGTCGTCGCCCAGACGCCCCAGGGACCGGAGGCCTTCGCCCGCGGGGCATTCGACGGGGTAGACCCGTCGCGCGTCACGATCGAAGCTGGGGCCCATGGCGGGCCCCTGGTCGGGCGGGGCCTGACCCTGGACCAGGCGGACGATGCCGCCTACCTGGACGCCCGGATCGCCCGGACGTCCGCTGGCGACGAGCTCCTGGAGCTCGCCCGCGACGGGGTCCTCCGGGACGTGTCCGTCGTCTTCGCCCCCGTGCCGGGGGGCTCGCGACGTCGCAGGGACGGCGCGACGGAACGGACCCGCGTCGACCTTCGGCGCGTCGCGGTCCTGGAGCGTGGAGCCTACCCTGGGGCCCAGGTTGTCGAAGTACGCGAAGAGGTGGACGCAATGACCGACCAGACCCCGGACGCCCTGACCGTTGACGCGATCGCGTCCGCGGTCCGCGAGATCGTGGCGGAGGCGATCCCCGCCCCCGTCGTCCAGATCCCCGCCCCCGACGAGCCCGCCCCCGTCCTGGCCCGCGCCAGCTCGTTCGCGGACCTGTACGAGCGGGTCCTGGACGGGGACCTGGAGCTTCGCGCCGCCCTGGCCGACGAGCTCACCAGCGACGTCCCGTCCATCGTCCGCCCCGCCTGGCTGGACCGCATCGTCGGGATCGTGCCTGGCAATCGCCCCGTCGTCACCGCCTTCGGGCGGGCCCCGCTCCCCGACTCCGGGATGGAGGTCAACTGGCCGACCTTCGACCCGGACGACGACACGTCCGACGCGACCCGCGTGGGGGTCCAGGCGACCCAGAAGACCGACGTGGTCTCCGCGAAGATCGTCCTGGCCTCCGACAAGGCCTCCGTGGTCACCTACGCGGGCGGGCTGGACATCTCCTGGCAGACCCTGCGGCGGAGCTCCCCGGCGTTCCGGGAGGTCGCCCTGCGGATCCTGGCCGCCAGCTGGGCCCGCGTCACCGACAAGGCCTTCGCGGCCGCCATCGTGTCGAAGGGGACCGGCGAAGGCGAGATCGCGTCGACCATGTCCGGCGCGGACGTCCATGCCGCGCTCCTGGAGGCCTCCGCCGCCGTGGACGACGCGACGGGCTCCCCCGCGACGTTCGTCCTGGCCGCCCCCGACGCCTGGCTGGCGATCGGGAAGGCTACCGGGCTCCTGCCGCCCGCCTACGGCACGCAGAACCTCCCGGGCGTCGCCCAGGCCTCCACGCTCCGGGTCGAAGTCTCCGGGCTCCCCGTGATCCGGGCGAAGAGCCTGGCCGCGGGCTCCATCGTCGTGTCCAACGGGGACGCGGCGGACTACCTGGAGGACGGGTCCTACACCGCGACCCAGGACGTGATCTCCAAGCTGGGGACCGACGTCGTGATCTGGAGCCTGGGCGCTCCCGCCATCTACATCCCCGCCGGGATCGTGAAGCTCACGATCGCATCGGGGGCATAGGGGCAGACGCGGCAGACGCTCCCGCGCCCGCCCCGCCCGCTCCCCGTAGCGTCACCGTGACCCGCCGGAAGAGGTCGAAGTGACTGTCCCCGCGTACCTGGAGCCCAATGGGAACGCAGCGATCCCGTCCCGCCTCCGCCCGGAGGCGGGCGGGACGCTGTCCGTTGTCCTGGTCCCCAGGCCTCCGATCGGGATCGCGACCCTGGCGAACGCGCGCCAGGATCGCGTCGCGTCGGTCGCCTGGATTGACGACGACGGGACGTCGCACCTGGAGCCCATCTGGCTCCTGGTAGAGCTCCCCGAAGGGGCCGCCGTGCCGACCCCGGACCCGGAGCTGGACGTCCTGGTCGACCGCTACTCCGGATCGTTCGTCCGGATCCGCGCCAGCTCCGCCGTCCTCGAGGACGGCGCAACCCATCCCTTCCGGATCGTCCTGGGCCCAGCTGGGCCTGGCGGGGCCGTCTTCGCGTCGACCGCGGAGCTCCGCGCCATGGGGGCGAGCTCGCCCGCCTGGTATGACGCGAACGGCACCCTGGGCAAGGTCCGCGACCAGGGCGGACGGGACGTCATGGCCCCGACGATCGCGGACGCGGTCGACCGCGGTCTCGTCGCCTTCGGACACCTGGACAAGACGACGGACCCGACCCATCCGGCCCTGGTCCTGGACCATGCGCCAGGCGAGATCCGCCGCCGCGCGACCCTGGGCGACCTGGTCTCCGTCCTGGAGCCCGCCCGCGTCCTGGCCCTACACGACGTCGGGAACGCGGAGCTGGACGTGGTCGGGGCCCAGGCCTACCAGCCCCCGACGAGCTCCAACCCGGACGACCCCTGGTCGTCCGGAGTCACCGTCGCGGAGCTCGCCCGCGCCCTGGCGGTCGCCCTGCCCGCGTCGGGCCAGGGGGCCGTCCTGGACCGCCTCCAGCTCGCGATCGCGACCGCGGAAGACGCGATCGGGACCTACACCGGGCGGAAGACGCGGCGGGCCTGGGACGACCCCGTACCAGCTGGAGCCCGGACCGCCGTCCTCCAGGTCGCGACCCGCGTCTACCGCGCGTCGGACGTCACCTTCGGGGTCCTCCAGACGGAGCTGGGGACGACCTACACGGGCCGCTGGATCACCCCGGAGGTCTCCCTGGCGCTCCTGGGCAAGCGCAAGAGCTTCGGGATCGCATGAACGATCCGCGCCCCTGGCGGGCCATCCTGGAGGCGATCCGGGCCCAGCTCCCCGACGAGCTGGGCGCGACGCTGGCTGCCGCATGGGTCGCGAATATGGCTACCCCCGCCGTCCTGGTCGTCCCGACCAGGCGGTCCGTCGTGGCTCCCTGCGACGTCCGCTGGGAGCTCGCCCTTCAGGTCGTCGTCCCGCTCCAGTCCGACGACGACGAACCGTTACACGCCCTGCTGGAGCTGGCCCTGGCCGCGCTCCCCGCGGGAGTGAAGGCGGGGGAGACAACCTATGCCCAGGACGACCGCGCGGGGGCGTCCTACGTCGTGTCTACGACGGTCCTAACCGCCTAGCACCTGGAGGCCCCTTATGCCGTCGCTCTTCGGACAGCCCCATCTGGTCTACACGCCCGACGCGAACCCTGGCCCGGGGACGCCCGTCGACCTGTCCTGCCTGGTCCGCCCGGGTGTCACCTTCGACAGCCCGATTGAGACCATCGACGACCCCGTCCTCTGCGACCCGACCCGCTCCCGGACCCGGGCTGGCGCAGCGTCGGTCTCGTTCACCCTGGTAGTCGGCGACGACTGGGCGACCGTCGTAGAGGCCCTGCTGGGGACGACCGGGACCCTGGAGGCCCGCGTCCCCGACGAAGACGGGCCTGGCTTCACAGCGGACGTGTCCTGGCCGACCGCCTACCCCGTCAGCTTCACAGAAGACGGGTTCGTGGAGTCGGAGTTTGTCCTGGGGGCTGGCAACATCGCGTTCGCCGCCGCGAAGACGCCCGCCCCGTAGCCCCGTGGCGAAGCGGGGCCCCGTCGTCAAGGTCGAAGGGGCCCGCGAGCTCTCCCGGGCCTTCCGGGAGGCTGGCGGGTCCGTTCGCGAGCTCTCCGGGGCCTACCGCACGATCGCCCGCGAGCTGGTCCCGCCCGCCAGGCGGGCCGCCCCGGTCCGGTCCGGGAAGCTCGCAGCGTCCACGAAGGGCCTGGGCCAGCGGACCAGGGCGATCCTGGCCGCGGGCTCCGCGCGGGTCCCCTACGCGGGCGTCGTCCACTTCGGGAACCCGTCCGCGAAGACCTACCCCGCGCACCGTGGCAAGGGCCTACGGAAGACGGGGACGCTGGGCGTGATCTCCCCGAACCCCTGGCTGTACCGTGTCGCGGACGAGCGCCGCGACGAGGTCCGCGCAGCGTTCGAAGCGAACGTCGGGGACGTCCTCCGGCGGCACGGGCTGTACGGACCTGGGAGGCCCTAGAGGCATGACGCGACGTCTGACGATCACGAAGGCGATGGTCGGGGAGCTCACGGTAGGCGAGCTGGAGCTGCTGGAAGAGCGCACGGGCCGCCCTATGTCCAAGCTCTTCGACCCCGACGAGCCGCGCGGACCGCTCCTGCACGCCCTGGCCTACATCGCGCTCCGTCGTGAAGACGCGGAGACAACCTGGGAGGCTGCGGCGGACGTCGTCGTCCAGCTGGCGGAGGCGGAGGCGGAGGCCCCCGCGGACCCTTCCGAAGGCCCCGGGAGGCCCGACGCATGATCTACGACCTGGTCCTGGCCTACGGCTGGCTCCCGCGGGACGTCCGCGCCCTGACGGTGGACGACCTGGACGGGATCGCGAAGGCTGCGAAGCGGGCCCAGGTCCGGTCGAAGGCGAAGGGGGGTTGACCGATGCCTAGCCCGGGCGTTCGCGTCACGATCGCGGGCGACGCCTCCGACCTGGAGAAGGCCCTGGCGAAGAGCTCCGGGGCCCTGTCGGGGTTCGGGAAGACGGCCCTGGGCGTCTTCGGGGGCGGGCTCCTGCTGAAGGGCTTCGACGCTGCGGTCGACGGGGTCCGGGCCCTGGGCGGGTTCGTGACGGACGGGATCGGGAAGCTGGACGAGTACGGAGACAACCTGGCCCGCCTGGACGCGGTCGCGAAGGGCCTGGGGCGGACCGCGACGTCCGTCGACCTGTCCCGCTTCGGGGTCGACCAGGGCGAAGCTGCCGCCTCCGCCCTGGCGATCGCGAAGCTAGGGAACGCGATCGGGCTGTCGGGGGCGGAGCTGAAGAGGATCACCCCCGATACCCAGCGCTGGGCCGCCCAGCTGGCCTCCCTGGGGGACGGGGACCCCGCCGCCCAGGCGGAGCTAATCGCGAAGGCCCTGGCGGGGAACGCGAAGGCCGCGAAGGCCCTGGGGATCGAGCTGCCGAAGGGCGTGTCGGGGATGGCCGCCTACCAGGCGATCGCCGCCCAGCTGGGCCCCCAGCTGGACCAGGCGACCGCGGGGACCGCCTCCCTGGCCGACGTCGGGGAGCGCTGGGACGCGACCCTGGCGAACCTCCAGCTGGAGCTCGCGGGCTACCTGGACCAGCTCGCCCCCGTGATCTCCGCGATGCTGGACCAGCTCCTGCCGGTCCTGCGCGAGCTCGCCACCCGGGTCGGGCCCGTCCTGGCCCAGGTCGTCGGAACGATCACCCGCGCATTCGGGACGTTCGTCAGCTCCGGGGGGATGCAGTCCGCCGGGGGGATCCTGGCCGACCTGGCCGACGTCGCGTCCCGCCTGGCCAGGTTCTTCGGGGAGCGGGTCCTGCCGGTCGTCGCCCAGGTCGCGGCCGCGGTCGGGAAGGCCCTGGGCCCCGTCGTGAAGAGTGCCGCCGCCGCCTTCCGCGAATGGGAGCCCGTCCTGGCGGAGGTCTTCGGGTTCGTGGAGGACGTCGTCGTCCCGATCCTGACCCGTTACGTCATTCCGTCCCTGGGGACGCTCCTGGGCCTGACCCTGGACGTCGCGGGGAAGCTGGGCGGGCTCCTGGCTGGAGCTCTCCGGACGGTCTCCGGGCTCTTCCAGCGTCTGCTGGACTTCATCCGGCCCATCCTGGACGGGCTCCGGTCCATCGCCTCCCTGGCGGGCCAGGTCGGGCGGGCCCTGCCCCAGATCTCCCTACCGTTCTCCCTGGTCGGGGGCGGAGCTGCTGCGGCGGGGCGCTCCGCCAGGAGCTCGCGGGCGGGCGTCGTCAACGTCTACGTCACCGGGGGCAACCCGGACGCGGTCGTCGGGGCGATCCGCCGCTACGCGTCGACGTCGGGCGGGCCTGACGGGTTCGCCCGCGCTATCGCGCGGTAGGGGGCCGACCGATGCCCGCGACGATCGAAGGGGTCCAGGTCTCCGTCCTGGTCGACCTGGACGATACGACCCTGGTCCTGGGCCGCGATCACCTGGGCGACGTCATGAACGGCTGGCTGGAGAATGCCGCGGACGTGTCCTGCGACGTCGTGTCCGCCAGCTGGAGCTGGGGCGCGGGGTCCTACCGCCGCCTCCTGACGGAGTGCGAGACAGGCCAGCTGGAGCTGGACCTGGACGACCCGACCAGGGCCTACGACCCCGCGAACGACCAGGGCCCGTACTTCGGGGCCCTGCGCCGGGACCGCCCCATCCGGGTCCTGGTCGCGGCGGACGTCGACACGCCCGAAGGGCCCCGCCGCCAGGAGCTCGTCGCCTGGACCGGGAAGGTCCGGACCTGGGCTCACGACTGGGCGGGGGCGACGACGCACGCGACCGCGTACGACGTCCTGGAAGAGGCGACGCGCCAACCCGTGTCGTTCACCGCCCCAGCTGCGACCCCAACCGCCCAGGCCCAGGCGGTCGCGGCTGCGGTCGGGTTCCCCATGGCCGTCCATTCGGGCTACCGCAACCTGACCCGGAGCTCTCACCGCTTCGCCTCCAACCTTCGGGAGGCCCTGGCGGACTGCCGCCTGGCCGACCTGGGGCACGTCTGGGCCGACCGTCGCGGTCGCCTCCAGTACGCGGACCGCTCCCGCACCGGACACTCCGCCCTGCCGTCCCTGGACCCGGTCGTCATAGGCTGCGACCCCGTCCCCGTCGGGAACCTGACGAGCTCCCTGGACCGATCGGAGCTCGTCAACGTCGTTCGCGTGGACCGCTTCGACCCGTCCGGGTCGGGCCTGGACCCCTACGTCTACCGCCTGGACGCGTCGGTCGTCCTGAATGGGGAGCACGCCCTGCTGACGTCGGAACAAGAGCTCGACCTGGAGGCGGACACCGACAGCCCGTCCAACCCGTACCAGGGCTGGAGCTCGCGGGTCCTGGCCGCCATGGGATCCCCGGAAGACGAAGTCAAGATCACCGGGGTCCAGGCCGAAGGCCTGCACGCCCTGGCCCTGCTGGGGTCGGACTACCTGGCCCCCATCTGGCTCCGCCTCCCGGGGTACTTCGGGCGTCGGCTCCTGCTGGTCGGGCTCCGGGTCGCCCTGACCCCCGACGGCTGGACCTTCGACCTGGTGACTGGTCGCGAGCCTGGAACCCCGCCGAATACGGAGGCCCCGCCCGATGCCTAGACGGATCTACACCGACGGAGACCGCTGGATGGCCGCGGACGCCCAGCTGGTCATGGACCAGAGCGTCATGGTCTTCGCGAACGTCGCGGACCTGAAGGCTGGCATCCCCGCCCCGGTCCCAGGGATGACCGTCTGGCTTACGGACGCCCAGCTCTTCCTGACCTACAACGGACAGCATCAACGATGGGTCTCCGAACCCCGGACGTTCGTCACCGGGGCTAGCGCGGTCGCGGCGAACGCGACGATCGGTAGGTTCGCGTTCCCCTGGGTCCGCGGCAGCGTGAAGGGCGTCCTGGTGGAGTCGCTTCAGTGTGCGTGGTACGTCCAGAGCCCGAACGGGGTTGACGCGTACTGGGAGTGTCAGGCCGCGATGGTCCCCGTCGCGGGGGCCTCCGTCCCCGTTGGGTCGATCTCCTCCCGCGAGGCTGGGACGGATAACTGGGCCAACTACCAGCAGGACGGGGCCGTGTATTGGCCCGAAGGTCGCGACGTCGGGGCCATCTTCCAGGTTGATCTCGTCAAGATCAACGCGCCCGGAACCTGTTTCTGGGCTGTCTCGCTCCACTGGCGCTACGCGGAGTGACGATCGGGGATCTCCTGCGGGTCCTGTTCGCGGTCGCGTTCGTCGTCATGGCCGCCGCGACCCTGGGAGCTCTCCTGACTGGTCCCAGCCCGGACCGGGACTACCGCGCGGGGGCCCTGCTGCTGGTCATGGTCGGGGTCGGGGCTGGCCTCTGGGTCCTGGCCGAATGGATGGGAGGTCGCAATGGTCGCCCGTGACACCGTCACGACGGAACGCTTCGGGACGAGCTACTGGAGCTGCACCTGGTGCGCCGCCATCGCGGGCGTGCGGCACGTCAAGACGCCCAGGCTGGGACCGCCCCAGACGGAGGCGGAGGTCCGCGCGCTCTACTCGCGATCGGGCGACACGGACTTCCACGACGGGTCCAACCTTCGCCAGATGCTGACCGCCGTCCGGGCCCGTTACGGGCTGTCCTGGCGGGCCGAACCTTCGGTCTCCGCCGCCCGCCTGGACCAGCTCGCGCACACCGTCGGGGCTGGCATCGTCTTCGGCTGTACCGCGTCGCTCATGCCCAGCTCCATCCGCCGCTACTACGGGGGCTTCGGGGGCGGACACCGATCCTTCGGGGCTGTCTATGAGTCGGGCGGGTTCCAGATCCTAGACCCCATGATGCCCAGGGCCTTCGGGGGCGTGCGGGTCCACGCCGACGACCTGTTCCCCGCGATCTGGCGGGCGGAGGTCGTCCTGGTCCACGCCCCCCGGGAGGTCCCGCCGCCTCCCCCGCCTCCCGCCGTGGAGCTCCGCTACCACGGGACCGCCTACCGCAAGACCGCGACGGTCCGGGGCGATCACACGAACGTCAGGACGTCGCCCTACATCCGGGACGACAACGTAGCCCGCCAGCTGGGCGCGGGGGCGACCTTCGCGGTCTACCAGCGGACGACGCAGGGGACGCGCACGTCGGGGAGCTCGACCTGGTACGGGGACCGCGAAGGCGACGCCTGGGTCCACGCGTCGGTCGTCCAGATCCGCTAGGATCCGATCGCCCCGGGGTCGACTCCGAACCCGACCCCGGGGCCGATTGGTTCGGGTCGTTGGTTCGGAAGGTTCGGAGGCCTCCATGGCACGCCCTGTCCCCGTCCCCGTCGACCCCTGGCCCGATCGTCTGCGGGACCAGGGGCGCTCCGTCGCCTGGCTCGCCCGCCGCGTCGGAGTCTCGCGCCAGCATCTGTCCGCCGTCGCCTCCGGGGCGAAGGCTCCGTCCCCCGCCCTACTCCGGGCGATAGACCGCGAGCTGGACGCGGACCCCGCCCCCGCCCGCCTGGACGCGGTCCAGGCCTACTCCGTCCGTCGGGCTGCGTTCCTGGAGGCCCGTAGGCAAGTGTCCGCGGAGCTGGGGACGTTCCCCGTTCTGGTGGACCTGTCCCAGGACCAGCTGGACGAGCTGGCGGAGGTCGCGACCCGCGCCACCCTGGAGCTCGTCGCCCGCTTCCTGGTCAACGTGTCCGCGTCATGACCAGGCGACACTTCCGCAACCCGCCCAGAAGGCTCCCCCATGCTCGCCCGGAGCTCCAGGCGACACTTCCGTCTGCCGATAGTACAAGTTATGTTTGCCACGTCTGCGGGGGCCGACACCCCCGCCACCTGACCCCCCGCCGTCCCTGGTCCCCTGGCGAGCTCCTGGCCGCTGGGTTCTGCGCGGGCGTTCTCACCTTCGCCCTGGCGGAGCTCCTGGCGCGGTGGCTCGCGTGAGCCCGCTCACCGCCCGCCAGGCCCAGGCCCGCGCGGGGGCTGTCGGGGCGTCGGAGGTCGGGGCCCTGGTCGGGTTCCACCCCTACGCGACGCCCGCGTCCATCTATGCCCGGATCGTCCTGGGCGAACGCCGGAAGGTCGGGTCCGCCGCCGACCTGGGCCGCGAGCTGGAGCCCGCGATCCTGGCCCTGGCCGCGAAGCGTCTGGGCGTCCGGATCCGGACGAGCTCCTGGACCTACCGCCACCCGTCCGCCCCGCTCGTCGCGACGACCGACGCGGTAGGGCTCGACACCTACGGGGACCGGGCGGACCAGATCGTCCTGGAGGCGAAGCTGGTGGGGGCCTGGGGCGCGTCGGACTGGTCCGACGGGCCGCCGTCCTGGATTGTCGACCAGGTCCAGGCCCAGCTCCTGCTGTCCCGCCGAAGGCTGGGCGTCGTCGCGGCCCTGGTTGGGGGAACCCGCTTCCAGCTCTACGAGCTCCCCGCCGATCCCGCCCGCCAGGCGGAGCTCCTGGACGCGGTCCGGGCCTTCGCCCGCGATCACCTGGAGCCCCGCGTCCCGCCCGCCCTGGAGCTCCCCCGCGACGCGGACCTGGTCCTCCAGCTCGCCCCAGCTCCAGCTGGGGTCGCCTTCGCCTCCGGGGTACTCCTGGAGCTGGGCGACGAGCTGGACCAGGCCGCCCGGGTCCGCCTGGACGCCCAGGCCGCCGAAGAGGCGGTCCGGGGCCGCCTGGAGCTCGCCCTGGCCCCCGCCCCGCCCGAACGGATCACCCCGCCCCCGGGCCATCCCGCCCGCTGGACCGCCCAGCTGGTCACGCGCGACGACCGCCGGTCCCTTCGCTTCATTCCGTCCCGCAAGACAACCCAGGAGACTCCCGAATGACGAACGATGCCGCCGCCTACCAGGCCGCCCGCGCCCGCCAGCCCGAACCCGAAGACGTTGACGAGCTCCAGGTTGGCGGGCTCCCCGCGGGCGTCTGGCGCGCGACCCTGACCCGCGTCACCCGCCGCGTCGTCACCGACGAAGAGACCGGCGAAGTGAAGACGCTCCTGGGCTGGTCCTGGGACGTGGAGCTGGAAGACGGGACCGTCGACTACCGCCAGACGACGTCGACCGCGAACGGGCCCCGCTCCAGGTTCGCGTCCATCCTGGCCGCGCTCCGTCCCGACCTGGCCGCGCCAGGGACGAAGGTCCGCCCGTCTGTCGACCTGGTAGGGCGTGCCGCGCTCCTGACGTGCGAGGTCGTGGAAGGCTCTACCAGGATCGTCGGGGTCTCCCCCGACCGCGTGTCCCCGCTCCGGAAGGGGGCGTCGTGAAGGCCTGGGCCAGGTCGACCTGGCCCCCCGACGCCCGCCCCCAGGCCCTGACGGTCTCCGGGGTCGCCCTGGTCCTGGGCGTCCACCCGCACACCGTCAAGCGCATTCCCCCCGACCAGCTCCCCTACTTCCAGATCGGGCTCCGGGGCGATCGCCGCTACCGCGTCGTGGACGTGGACGCCTACGTCGCCCGGAGGTCCAACCCATGACCCCCGCCGGAATGCCGCCCAGGAGCCGCTGGAACGCCCTGTCGGAGGCGGACCTGGTCAACGCCTACCGGGAGACCGCGAAGGCCGACCTGGAGGCTCTGGGGCCGTCTACGGGCGTCCCCTACGCGATGCACGACGAGCTCCGCCAGATCCGGGAGACCGTCTGGGCCCTGGGGCTCCAGCTGGAGCTCGTCCTGCGCGAGCTGGCGACCCAGCGCGAGCTCCTGGAGCTGCTGGTAGCGGAGGCGGGCGACGACCCCTGCGACGACTGCGGGCGGGCGGACGGATCGCACGCCTGGGGGACGGAGCATTGACGACCGTTGACTCTGTCTCCTGGGTCCGCAATCACCCCCCCAGGCTGGACCGCTGTATCGGGTGCGGGGCCCTGGCAACCCATCCCGCCCGCCCCCAGGGGCTCTCCGTCGTCGTCGTCCAGGGCGTCGCGGGCGGGGCCCGGGACGGGGTCGACGTCACCGTCGCGACCTGTTCCTACTGCGCCCCCGACGTCATGGCCTGGACCCGCGAATGGGCCGAAGAGGGGGCCTACCGCGCCCAGCTCCGCCTGGACCGGCCCCGCCGGGGGCCCAGGCCATGACGTTCGAAGGCTGGCGCGAGCTCTACCTGGCCGACCCCGCCGGGTTCCATGCCCTAGCGAAGGCATCGGCCCGGGGGCGCAGGGGCTCGCATCCCCTGGTGGACCCGGAGCTGGACGCGCTCCTGGGGGACCATTGGTCCTCCATCGACAGGGCAGAACGGGATCGGATCTGCCCCCGTGTCCATGCGATCCCGCGAACCTGGAGCTTCCAACCCTGCTACCAGCTCCATCTGGCCGCCGCTAGGGCCTGGGATCCCCTGCCGTGCCGCCTGGAGCACCGGCCGTGACCAGGCGGGCGGACGGGACCCGCAAGATCCGCGTAGCGGCCTGGACGGGGCCTGACGAATGGCACCACTCCCAGGCCGCCGCACCATCCCGGAAGGGGTACCACTACACGCACGTCCTGACCCCGGACCTGGCGGGTCGGGTCACCCCGAAGACGCTGGAGGCCCTGCGGTCCTGGGAGCGGCGGGGGAACGACCAGACCCCGATCGTCTGGATTGGGCGGGACCGGGCGTTCTGGATCACCGCCCTGGAGGCCGACAGACGGGCCAGGCTGGTCCGCCTGGTCCAGGGGCGCTCCAGGGGGCTCCGGACGACCCAGCGGGCCCTGGCGGGCCGCCTGGGGGCGTCTGTGGGCCAGGTCGCGAAGACGATCCGGAACCTGGAGGCCGCCGGGATCCTGGAGGCCGTCACGGTCCGGGGACGGAAGGGCTGGACGAAGCTCCGAAGGGGGCTCCTACTCCTAGGACACTCTTCCAGGAATCTCTCCGTAGGTGGCGTGAACATTTCCGACGCGCTCCGCCTGGCGCGCGTCTGGCGGCACCCCGACGAGCTCCGCGATGGGGAGGTCTACGTCCCGCCGCCCCGTCCACCGGATCCCCCCAGGGCCCCGGAGCTCGCCCCGGAGCCCGTCCGGGAGTCTCCGGACTGGCCGGAGCTCGTCAGGGCCAGGGCCTACCGATCGGAAGTCAATCGGGAGGTGTTCTGGTGAGCCCCTACGATCCCGCCGCCCTGGCCCGCCTGGGCCCGGTCCAGCGGGCCGCGATGGACACCTGGGCTGGGACCGGAGCGTCCTGGTCGGGCGTCGGTCCACTCTTCGACCTGTCCGGGGACCTTCGCCGCGACCTGGCCTGGGCGATGGACCTGGAGGCCAGGCGGATCGCGAAGATCCGGGCCGAAGAGGCCTACCGCCGCGGGACCGCCCGCTACCCCGTGCCGCCCCAGCTGGCGGATCGTGTCGCCCAGCTGGAGCTCCGGGAACGGGCGCGCTAGGCTGTCGACGTGTCCAGGGCCCCCCAGCTGACCGCCAGGGAACGGGAGGTCGTCACGCTGTACGCGTCGACGGGCTCCGCGAAGATCGTGGCGGCCCAGCTGGGGATCCGCCCTGGGACCGTGAAGGCTCACCTATCGAACGCACGTTCGCGTGCCGGGGTCGACACGACGGTCCAGCTCGTCGTCCTGGTCGTCACGGGGGAGCTCCGGGCATGACCTGGTCAGGGCGTCCAGCTGCCCGCCTACGGGCCCAGGTGCTAGCCCGCGACCGTGGCATCTGTCACCTATGCGGGCGTCCTGGGGCTACGACCGCGGACCATCTGGTCCCCCGTATCGCGGGAGGATCGGACCGCCTCGACAACCTGGCCGCCGCCCATGCGAGCTGTAACGCGTCGCGCGGAGCTCGCCCCATCCTGCGCCCCAGGCCTTCGCGTGACTGGTAGGCGGGTTCTTATAGGGGGATCGCGGACACCCGCCGACCCGTCCCGCGCGAACGCAGGGCCGAACCGACCCGCTACCGTCCCGAAGGCCCCAGCTGGGAAGCGCTCCCGGGCGACCGTCGTCCGGATCGTGCCGGACATCCCCCGCGAGCTCCTGGCGGTCCGGCCCAGGCGGGTCTCCGCGAAGGTCCCCAAGGGCGTCCAGGCTCCCATGGTCGCGGTCCCGCCCCTGGCCGCCCGCTACCTGTCCTGGGGCCCCGTCGTGGCGGAGCACGCAGCGACCCGCCTGGGGCTGCACCTGACCCCCTGGCAGCGCTTCGCCCTGGACCGGGCCCTGGAGGTCGACCCCGACCGCCCTGGCGGTCCTGGGCTGCGGGCTCGCGAGCTCCTGCTGTCCATGGCCCGCCGGAACGGGAAGACGACGACGCTTCGCGGGCTCCTGGGCTGGCTCCTGGACGTGTCGCCCATCTGGGACCTGGCCGCGATCACCGCCCCGACCCGTGACCAGGCCTACTCCGCCCTGTTCGCGGAGCTCGCGGCGGACGTCGCGCACCTGGGAATGGAGGCCCAGGCTACGGGGATCCGGGCGGGGATGGGCTACCCCGACAGCCCCCGCCGCCTCTTCCTCCTGTCGGGGCGACACGAAGGGGCCCGGGGTCGGACCTTCGACCTGGTTGTCCTGGACGAGGCCCAGACGCAGGGGATCGACGGCGGGACCTGGGCCGCCCTGGAG